CGCGGACATCTTAACATAGACCGTATCCCCTGCAACTCCGCCAGAAACATAAGCAGTACCAAGAGCTACATCTGTGTAGACTCCTGTAACCGTAGCCTGCTGAGTGGCCAAGGATTTAGTCCACCAGTTAAACTCCGGATCATCTGTCCTTTCACTTGCCATCTTGGACAGGATAGCTGTCAATGGAGCCATTCCATTAGGATACCTAAATAGTATCGCCTCTCTCCAATTCTTCGGCCGTTGGTCAGTTACCCAGTCACCGTTACCACGCATTCCTAAAAACGCCATATCATTTCTCCTAACTTAAAATAGTATAATAATCCTAGGCATCACTTACAGCATCAAAATTAGCTGATGTAGTAGTGCCAACATTAACATAAAGCCCGGTAGTACCAGCTGCTACATCAGTGTCTATGAATAAACACCCTTTAGCATATCCAGATACGGCATCACTAGGAACCGTAGCACCTGTAGCCAACAGTACATTTCCACTTCCATCCTTTAACAGATTAGTCACGCCAGTTGCCCCAGCAGAACCTTTCAAAGTTAAACATGGAAGTTCTTGAGCTTCTAATCTACCACCTAAACTCATAATATCCTCCAATTAACTTCTGTTATTAGGACTGGTCAGCAAAAGTAATAGAAGTGGCTGTAGCACCAATTACTAACCCATTAACATACCAGAGAGTCCCATCACAAAAGAACTCTACATATGTTCCTGCAGTGGGGGTTAGTACATTCATGATAGAGTTTGAATTTCCATCTGACAATACTTGTGCTACTGCACTGTCATCATCATCTATACAAGTACCACCGCCAACAAAGTAGTTAGCATCAGCCCCAGTATCAAATTGCCAATCTTGAGCATCCTCAGTAGCTCCACCATAGATAAATTTATAGTTAAGACCCGCCTCTTCAGCTGGCATAGTCAGCACACAGTCAGCAGTCAGATCCGGCATAACATGAACTTTGCCAGAATTCGCTGCTAAGATTGTATAAGTTGCAGCATCAGGAACTTTGACTACGTCTATCTTAGTCCCGCCTGTTACACTTAAATGCCTCTGTACATTGACGTCACCTACCATAAGGCCGTCAATAAGTTTTCCTTCACCACTCATAAGAATCTCCTAATCATTTAGAATTTCATCAATCTCAGATTGAAGTTTACTTGGTTGCGCACTAGTTTTCCTAGCCCCAGATTTATTCCCGGGTAGGGCCGGCTTAGATGGTTTAGCAGGTTTAGGATCAGGAGTAGCAACTTTCTTCTCTACTGCATCTTTAATCCCTAAACCTTCTTTAGCCTGAATTGCAGCTTTGTCCAATACTTCTTTAATACTAAGATTTGGATCCTTAGCACTAATCTCATCTGCAATCTTCCCAACATAGGCTTTAACCGATGCTAGTTCAGGATTAGATTCATAAAATTCCGCAACCATTTCTTTCAAACTAGTTTGCTGGGTAACAACTGATCCAACAACATCCGGGATTTGAGTATTAACCTGACTCACTATTCCCGTCTGCAGAGCTTGAAAAGCATTTCGCATAAATTCTACAAAACCTTCCCTAGTGTCTACTACATTGTCAAAGTCTAGCCCTTCAAATAGTTTTTCTAAATCTTCTACTTTCGGAGGCTCAGGTTTGACCGGTTCAGGTTCAGATGGTTTAACTACAGACTCAACCAAAGTAGTAAGCTTAGCTATTTGTGCTTCAAGCCCGGCTATTACAGCATCCTTAGAATCATCCGCAGCAGGTTCTACAACTGGTGTAGTTACCTCTCCATCCTCCTCTTCACCTTCATCATCTCCATCATCTTCTTCCTCTGTAGGCTCTTGCCCATCTGGCTCCTCTACAGGCTCATCAGATTCAGGATCAGAATCTATATTATTATCCTCTTCCTTCTCTACTTCTTCACTTACAGATTCGAATAAACTCTTAAATTCATCCGCAAATTCCTCATCCGTAGTTTCCATTTCTGGATTGGTTAGTAATTCATTCATCGTTTTCCCTCGTTAGTTGTTCATCTTGTAAGTCAGCCTGCTTGTTTATTGCTAAGGTTTCAAAAATATCTAATGTCATCCGCAGTGCCTTAATCCCTCCTCTAGTTTCTAGATACTCATTACTCTTACACTCCTCATTGAAGTCTCTCATCTGCTCAATTCGGGCCATAAGTTCATTAACAAAATCTCTGTGAATAGTTCCACCAATAAATAGTTCTAAATCCCCTACACTACTCTCAGGTTTGTAGTTTCTGACCAGCTCCAGTAATTTAACCGAATCTTGCATTACGCAGCTCTCCCTATAGGAATTAAATTCCCAGCTTGTAATTGCTGTTGAACTTCATCATCAGCCATACTCTGTGGATTGATATTGCCTCCCCTTCTCACAAACTCATTAACATTCTTGGCCCCTAAGTTACGGGCTATATGAGTGAATATTCGGACAATGTCAAAGTTCTGGGCCAACTCTGGACTTGATGACAATGTCTGAAATAACTGTATCCAGCTCTGTGAGAAGTTGCCCCCAGGAACAGACCCGTCCCTAACAATAACATCGTAGAAGATGTCTAGATCATCCGGGCTAACCTCAATCCTACCACGATCCATAGAATTCTTCCCCTTCTTACCAAATTCTCGGGCCAGAACATCTTGCCAATCACCAGTTATCTTAATAAATGTCTCTGCTGACATCAACTGCTTGTTATGCACGCCAAAGAAAGTAGCTATATCATGCATACCTTGCATACCCATAACTTTAACTACCCTCTCCAGTCTAGTGACTCCCCCCGCCCTAGTCCCCTGAAACTCTGCAGAGGTCAGTCGCTCCGGCCCACCCTGACGAAGTGATCCTTGCATAGTAGAATCAGCCCCGCCTATCCTCTCCATCCACTGGACTAGCCAACTAGAATCCCCCACATTTTGCCTAGTTACATCATTAACAGCTAATTGCTGAACAGTATCTTTAACTCCACGCCCCCATGCTGGACGACGCAGCCTTATCAACTTTCCAGGTTCTGGATTTCTGAGATCATTGCTATTAATTTGATAAGGGTCGTAAACTATCATGTCATTAAGAGCCTTTCTCACATTAGCAACATGAGAGTTAAACATGAAGTCCAGCACCCCTTGCATCCCGTGTAGGATCTCTATACGACTAACCGGACTGATTGAATAGCCATCAAAATCCGGAGCCATTACATTGACTGGGAATTTGTTATGATCCAAGTTTGCTGGCCGAGCCTGACAAATTATCTCATCCTGCACCAGTTGAAAGAACCACATTTCGGGATAACTACTATCACCAAGTCCCCACTCCTCTGGAATCAACTGCACAAACATATTAAGCTTAGTAATATGCTTGGAGGTTTTCTTAGTGACTTGATCCGAACTCATCCCTGACTTAGTATTCCTGCCCGAATTATCTCCAGAGTAAATAGCCGACTTACGGCCTAACAGAGCTTTAATATACTTAACATTAAACAAGTCCCCGTCCGAATTTCGCTCTTGTCCAAGCAACGTGTAGTAGTTATCCGGTTCTAACCATCCTACAAATTCCCCAGATTGAGGCTTATCTATAGGCACATTAGTATCTGGGAGATATAAGTAGGGGTCTATATTATTAAGTGCATTCCCTTCAAACAAGAGTTGATTATCAAGTATCTCTACTTTATCCCTACTTCCAAACAATCCTGGAACTTTAGTCTTAACTGTCTTCTTACCATACTCATTAACCCATATAGGGGTAGACACTCCAAACCCGTAAGCAAACGCATCCCTAGCCTGAGTATGAAGATTTAGTCCGACTTTATTTCTGTGACACTGCTGCGCTATTACTTTCTCAAGAAGAATAGGCCCTATAACATCATCTGGTCCAAATCCCTCATAACGAAAGATCGGATCCTGTAGAAACGCCCCAACAAAATAACTCAGCAAAGTCTCCAATACGGTGTAAGAGTTAGGAAACACAATGCTGACCGGTTTCCTTGAATCATTATCTTTAACATTCTGCTCTTCTTCACTAACAGGTATATAGGCAGTAAGAGTATGATCTATCGCATTCCAGTCTGAATGCCTAACAGTCATATCTCTAGCACTTTCAAATGCCCGTTCCATAAGATTATCTCTGATTTTCTTATGTAGTTTACTACCCGGAGTCAAATCCAGCCCATCTGGATACTCATAATCGTACTTATCCTTAGGCTCAAATCCAGATGAGCTAAAGTGTGAATCCCCTATTAATATCGAAGGCATTTTATAATTCCTGTGTTGAATTTTTCAATACAGCATTTTAAACAATAGCGCCCATTTCAAATGCTGATAATGCTCGCTCATCTTCATCCTCTAAATCATCATACTCGTCTATTTCTTCAACATCATCTGATTCATCAGTAGGATCAAAGTATACTGACATCTTATCCATAATGTGAGTTATATAAGCAAACCCGTCCATAACGTCCCAAAGTTTACTACGGGGGAATCCAAGAAGCTGAGCCTCTAATGGGCCGCAATTAGTTTTGTTGTGATAGACGTAGCCTAGCTTGTAAAGAGGGGCTAGAGTTCGAACTCGCTCAGCCTTACCCTTCTCCCCAATCCCCTTCTTAGCCGTAAGTGCCATAAGCAGAGGATAAATTCCTCTAACTCTACACTCACTCTCTATTGGCTGAATAATAAATTCATTAAGTCCAGTAACCTCATATCCAAGGATGAAGCTCTTAAACATTATCACCTGTTTAAACATTTCCTCATAAATTTCATCCGGGAACATTTTAGCACTGGTGATATATCTATTAAGAATCTTCCTACTTTTCCTATCCACTGCTATAGTTTGGATAGAAGTCTCCGCACTATTTATTTTTACTGTTTTTGCAGGATCAACTATTGTCACATGAAGAAGGCGAGAGGCTCTAATTTCTTCCTTATCCTCTCCTTTTCCTATCACTAACTTATCTCCATGATCCTCGAAGTATTTAAAATAACTCTGCTTAAACACCGCATCTTCTGTAGAAACAGGAATATTCCGACGTTCCATGTAGAATTCATCCAGAGTTCCAAGCCGCCTATGCTCCTCAACCTCAGCCTGAATCTCTTCATCAGTCATGTAGTTTGGGTCTAATGATTTATAGTTATTATCACATATAGACAATTGTACAGATGCCCACTCAGGACTCTCAAGTAAATCTACCAACAACGAGTCTTCGTGCTTGATAGTGTCAATATAGATAAATATACAATTCTTACCATACTTATCCTCGGTCTTCATAAGATCAGAATGAAACCAGCTCTTTAATTTCTTCCTATTCTCCTCACTCCGAATCTC